CTCCGATAATGTGAGCAATTTTTTCTCCTTTTTCGAAATCAGAGTTATTGCATGAATGATCGGCGGCAAAATTATTGTCTCCCATTTCTTTAAGTTCACCATTAATATGTAATTCCATGATGTTACTCCTTTTTATTTTCTTTACATTTTCCATTTGTACAGTATGCGTATGACCTGCCGTTAATTATTAAATCTTCATAGGGATAATTGTCATGTGTTCTGTTTTCTGCTACGGTGAAATCACAATAGATACATTTTTTTCGTATGTGTCTCTTATGTGTAAATATTTTGAAATCATAAGAGGAACTATATAATTTCAATTCCTGCCAGCTTACTCTGAGTTCTGATTCGTCAAAATTAAAAAGATTTATAGCAGTTATTTTTATTAGAGGGATATACCACTCGCCAAAATTGTGGAGCTTGCCCTTCTTACATAGAAGCTGCCTGAAGTTTTGTTTTGGCTTTGATTTTGTCATGTTCTTCCTTGTGGTGTACGGTTACGATTCTGTTACAATTAGTACACCGTCTTTTTGATTCAAATCGTTTTACAAAATACAGGTAATTGTTTTCCGTGGATGACATTTTGTATTCTTTTGCCATGTCTTTGCGTTGCTGTTCTGGTTGCGTTATGTGAGCATCTTTCCTGATTCTTATGGTTATGGGCATTCTTGGTCCAAATGAGTGTATGTCTTTATCACACATATGATCCCGGAGTGTTTTTTTAAGCCTGGTTGCGTTAATGGTTCTTCTTGTTGGTCTCATTTTTTTCTGTCTCCATGTCTTTTGAGTATTGGAAATTATTAAATCTTAAGAAGTAGTCTATATTAAATTGAGAATCATGTCTGACGTAACCGGCCTCATTTAATTTTTTAATAAATAATACTTCGTGTGTGTATTTTCTTCGATGAAATATTGTATTGCAAACTTTACATCTAAATACTTCTTCCGGATATCCGGGAATCATGTTTATATAAGCGTGCTGCTGACGGCTTTTCCATGTGCCTGAATGAATTCCTATTGTACATAAAGCTGATCTTAATTCCATATGTCTCCCATAAAATAAAAAAGGGACGAGAACTATTCCCGCCCCTTTGATTCACCAAGTCAACGCACCCGTATTAGCTTGGTTTATCCCCTGAATTGACTTTATCTGCTCCAATGTCTGAGGCTGCGGAAGTTAAACTGGACTTGACCTGTTCAAGATAATTGTCCACCTTTATGCTTTCATCTTCGCCCAGTACACCGGAAAGCTTGAACTGCACTTCACTGTAATCAAGACCATCCTTATTTGGTTTTTTGATAAGGCTGAGAGTGGTAACAGCGTGGTGTACAGGAGTATTGTCCCCTTCAGTCGCTAATTTTAACAGATATTTTTTGGAATTTTTTAAAGAAGTCGCCGGTATTCTGACAACCATTGGCAGGATACTGTTTTCGGTAAGTACGAACAGTAACCTTTTCATTTGACACGCTTGGGCTTTTTCAGATCGTTCTGAAGACCCAAACTTTGATAACGGACATTCGTCACAAAGTCCGCCCGGACTGCCTACACCGTTGATAGCGTCTTCGGCGAAACAATCCGGTGGAGTACTTCCGCCGGAGAATGCTTGTTTCCAATAGGTTCTTTGAACTTGGCTTAATAAAATGATTCCGGTGAGTTCTTTTACTTCCTTGTCACCGCTTATGGTAGGTAATGACCAGCTAAGTCCACCACCTAAAGGAACTTTAATGATATCCAAATCCCATGCGGTAAGATTTTCACCGCCAAGATTATCATTAATAAGCCCTACCACATCAATGTCCGATTTCATAATCTGGAATTTAGTTGCGTCATAAACTACCAGACTGTTTTCTTTAGATTCTTTTGGCATTTTTTTTCCTTCCTTGTTTTTAGTTTCATGGTTACATAGTTTTTTTTGTTTGGTGTACTCGCTCGGGCTGACAAACCCTTATGAAGTCTTACGAGATTTTAGTTTAAAGACTTCGGATGCCTCTATCACTCCTTTAAATTGTTCCGGAAATTCTTTTCCGTCTTTGTCGAACTCACGCAATAACGAGGACAACTGATGAGAATTATATCCCTCACTTACGAGAATTCCGAACCCTGCGTCTTTGATTGCCTCGATTGCTTCTTCCTTTGTTTTTGTTTCGGATATCTTCGCCCATATTTTTCTTTCAATAAAGACCGTTCTGCCATGTATGTTAAGATTTTTAATTCCGTTGTCGGCAAACTGATCCATAATGGCTGGGCTGATCGTTGCTATCCGTTTCTTCACTTTCTCGAGTTCGTATTCTAATTTTTTCTTTTCTTTCTCGAGTTCCGTGAATTCCTTGACTGATTCAAATTCGTATCTTTCGTTTTCTTCAACACCCATTTTTTAATTTGTCCCCCCTTTCAAGAGTATTCTATGTAACATGAAATTTATATAAAAACAAGAAAAAAGTTAATATTTTTAATAGCTTATGTAATGCGTTATGGGAGTCCTTCCAAGTCTTTTTTATTGACCGTCCATATTTTAAAATTCAGGAACGCACAATTTCCTGTTGATCTATAGTAGTTCACTGTGTTCTCGAGTATCCTTAGATACTTTAAATCTTTTGCCGGATTTTCCATAATCAGCAGGACACCCGGAATTTTACCGGTAACAGCTGCGTAATGCAGAGTCTGACCCAGACCCTCTCCCCACTTATCAGCGAAATCGACTTCGATGGCGTGGGTATCGGTGAGTCAGTCAATGCGTGTGTTGTATCTTGTCCTTACTTCAGTCTTCCCCATTCGCTGTTTGCACCACTTTTCCTGATACCACTTTTCAGTGTGTACACGCTTTGCGTAGACAGCATTACCGCCGAAAAACAGGAAAAGGAAACTGATGATCCAGATAGCCAGAACTGAATTCAGAACTTCTCTGTGGTTCCGTGCAAAGAACCTTTCGAAGTAGGGGATTTTGGATAATTTTGCTTTCTTCAATCTCATTTTCTTTTTCATTTTTTTTACCTTTTTTTCGTTAGGTATGGTTCTGTAATAGCCTTTTACATACATAAAGCGATCTGCCATTACCCCTCCTTTCACTCTCCTTTCATGGTTTTAACGCTACGTATTCCGGTTGAATGTCAAGGATATCTATAATTTCCTCTGCGTCAAGGGTATTTCTGATTGCGAGTATTTCTATTAATCTGCCGAGTGTCCACTTTAAATTTTCAATGTCAACTTCTTCGTCACCGCTGGACAATGTATCTACGATAAATTCATCGAGCTTGACTGTGGATCTTACACCGGCATTTTTTACTTCTATGTCCATTTTATTTTTGTTCCTCCTTGTCTATGGGTTCTTGGTCTTTGAAAATATCTGTTCTGTGATCATCTTTATCAGCAGTTGTTTTGTCTGCACCAAGACTTGTTACATGACCAGTTCCTCCAGGTTGATCAGCCATGTCCTGAGTAACACGAAATGATGGTTGTTCCCACCCTTCTCCGACTTTGTGATAATGATCTCTTACTTCAATTAATCGATCAAGATATGATTCTACAATTTTCATCTGACAGGCTGGACAACACTGTTTTGTATTCGGATAATAGATATCATGATCTTTGCAGTAAAAGTAATTGTCTAAACTAGACGTATTATTTTCCATGATCTCACCTCCCTTCTTGTGTGTATATTACTGTGTCAAAAATTTCTTCTTTGCCAAAGTGTACTTCAATGCCCTGAATTTTATAGCCGGTTTTTTCAAAAAATACTTTTATATAATCGTTAAGCATTTTTGTTATAATACGTTCTATGATTTCTTTTTCTTTTTTAAATGCCTTTATTCCAATGTCTTTATCCATTACTTCTCTCCCAATACCTTAAAAGCCTCATCGCTTTTTCCGGTATAACTTTTTCATCATTGAGCCATTTTCTAATGGTATCAACTTTTTTATATTTAATGGTCTTTGCTATTTTATACGGGGTCATCACATTCTGCTGCCTCTTAATAAATCTGTGGAATTCGATCTGTCGCGGATGTTTGCTCACCTTTAAATCTGATGTTTTAGAATTACCGATGTGTATGTATGGATATTGCGATATAACTGAACCTGATTTAGATTTATTTGATTTGGCAATTTCGGCTTTTTCAATTGCCGTATTCGGCTTTTTGACTTTTTCAGATATTTTTTTCTTTTGCCACAGCGAACTTACTGCAATTGCCATGCCTATTGATGCCGGTTCAAGGATCAGCACAATCATCAGCACAAATATTCTGGCAATTTTTGGCGGACTGATGTCAAGCATTTTAGCGGTTGCAAATACGGGACCGGAATATTCTATTTTCTGTTCCTTTATATATTTTGTCTGAAGTTCTGCTATTTCCTGAAGTCTGTCCTGTTTCTGATCGTAGTTGATTTTCTTTCTTTCCTCGAGTCTTTTTGACACCCATGTAGACGGTAAGTGCCTGATGGTCTCATCAACCTTGTCCAGTTGTCTTTGAATTACTGAAGATTCTTTTTCTAATTGTGCATACATATCTTCTGACTTCTGATATTTTTCAGTGGAAATATTATGAGAAAGAGTTAAAAAACCTGTTACCTCAATGGTAGTAAGAAGAACAAGAGCTATGATGGTAAAAGAATAAAATGTTTTCCACCACATATTAATCATATTCCATTCCCGGTGAGCATATACAACGATTGAAATTTTTGTGCATTCCAGACCGGTGCCTACAATACCGGCAACGTAAGGATTGTTTGACAGGAAAGCAATGAGTCCGTACACTGACATATATGCTTGACCGCCGAACACCATAAACAGAACGAGCGTAAAGATGTATTTTATCATTGTTTAAAACTTTGTTCTCCATAAGATTTTCCACGCCAATTTCAAGCGTGCTTTAAACCCTACGTTCTGAAATTGAGTTGTTATGTGGCTACCTAATTTCCTGCATAACTATTTCAGCAGCCTATTATCCGCACTACCCTCTCGCCTTTCGGCAATTCGTCCTGACCACATAACAACCCAATTCAGGATATAAAATATCTGATTTTTTTGTTTTGTTTGTCGCTCATGTGCTTTCTTTAATAGCCTCTTTTGTTGCTTCCCTGATTGCATCTTCGACATTTAACTTTTCAATAGACTCTTTTATTGCATCTTTAATTGTGTCGTAAAAGTCATGGCATGGCATATCTGTAGCACCTGTTATCATTTGCCACATGGCATCATAAACACCTCGATAAATTGCTTCTTTTATATCATCTACTTCTATTGGCAATTTGTTTTCACACATTCAATCCCCCTTTCTTGGTAATAAAATAATAGAATAATTCAAAGAAAAACAATTAAGGTTTATATTTTTTAATCTGCTCTCCCAGCCATTGTGGAATGTCACTTCTTGTTTTTCCAAATGCTTTTTGAATTCTTAGTGGAAACTTTTTATCGAATAGAAAATTTATCGGAGCAATAACATTGAGTGATTCCAGTAATTCTTCAGGCAATGCTATTTCGAATGGTTTGTAATAATCGCTTTCGTTATATGTATGAGCTGTCATTGGGTAGTCGCTTCCAAGCATGACTCTATGGCGCGGTATGTGAGGAATAATGCTGGTGAGTGCCTTGAAATACAGTTCTTTTGTTTTTTTGTTGTGTGCGTCATTATGGTATGCAAGGTCTGCAAATACAAAATCATATTCTTTTATGTATTCAATAATAGTTCTTGTCCATGTATTATATTTATGGATTGACTGACCGAAATGTGCGAAATTTATTTTTAACTCCGGATATTTTTCTAATACTGGTTTCCATGCACGGGGATGAGTCAGCACATCTGCTTTTTCTTTGTACCCTACAAGTGATTGACTGTATGCTCCACCGGAACTACAATGAACAGTAATAGGAATACGGTATTCCTGACAGAATCTATACATAATGCTTAATTCTGTATTTGTTTGTGGTTTATTTATTGGTGATTCTTCCCATGGACTGAAGCCGAGTCTTGTATACATTTTGATGCCTAAGTATCCCATGTTGTTTAGCGTATTCTTTGCCAAAGCTGCGGACTGCTCTCTGCGTGGATCAAATCCATAGAACGGCATGATGACTCCGTAATAATCTTTTGCAATTTCCGACATGATAGTTACAATATAGCTGTATCCGAGTTCTGCCTGACTGTGTTCATCAGTTGCGTAATCCATGTCCATTACCAATGGAATGAACAATTCAATATTGTTTGGAACCATTTCAGACATATAATATTGATCTGCGTTTTCATACAAAGTGTTTTTGAATAGTTTCATCATCTGTGCTGTTCTGTCGAATTTACTTCCGGGCATTAGTTTTGTAAGCAACCATACGATAGCTCGAGGAGAATATAATTTTAAAACCCATTCAGGTATATGTGTTTGAGCTAAGAACCATTCGTTTGGGCAACAACCATAATTTATAATGTGACCATGTACGTTTATTTTTTTCATGTTACCTCCTTTTTTCTAACCATTCACCTAAAAAAATTATGAATATTATGATCCATATAATAGTTGACCATGCTTCTTTTGAAAAAAAACAAATACAAGCCATTAAGAACGCAACAGTTGTAAAGAAGTATATTATAGGTAGTTTTATATTACTTCTTCTAAAACGCATTCGACAATATCCTGTTTTTTATCAATTGCTTTTTTGATTTTTTCATCCACTGTATTCTTAGTGATAACATGAATGAAAGTTACTTTGTATTTTTGTCCGGGCCTGTCTTCTCTGGCACACGCTTGATCATAAATTCCAAGTGAATAGCCTATTGAAAAAAAGATACAGTAACATGAACGTGTGAGGTCAATGCCTTCACTGCCCGCTTGTATTTGAGCGAGCAGGACATCCGTTTCACCGTTTTTCCATTTCATGAGTTCATTTTTTTGTCCGGATAATTCTGAAACTGTCCTGCCTGTTTTTTGAATAGCGTCTTTTAATCGTTTGATTTCATTGGTAAATCTACAAAAAATAACAACCGGTTCTTTCTTATCAAGGTCTTCAATTATTTCTGTTGTCGCTTTTATTTTATTGTTATCAAGAATGACTTCTTTACCCTCGTTGTCTTTGACATAACCACCGGCAAGCTGTGCAAGTCTTAATAGTTTTACCAGAGTATTGGATGCCGACATGATTGATTTTATTGTATTGCCCTGCGCTTTTTTTTCTTTGATTTCAACCAGAAGTTCTTTGTCCATTTCTTTGTAAACTTCTTTGGTTTTTTTATCAAGTTCACATAATCTTATCTGATGATCACATGGAATAAGGTTCGGCAATGCGTCTTCTTTTTTAATTCTGTACGCAATGCTGTAAAATTTTTCATTTAAATCATCGAGGTTTTGAAACGCAACAACCTGTTTATTTTGATACCCTCCCATTATATTATAGTGCTGCTTAAACATCTGGAAGGATGATCCGTAAACTGATTTATCCAAGAATCTGTACTGGGCATAGATGTCATTGGGACTGTTCGGAAACGGTGTACCTGAGAGCCCTAATTTTCTTTTTGCCTTTTTACCTATCCTGAGAGCCCCCCATGATGCCCTGCCTCCCGGGTCTTTTATTCTGTGTATTTCATCACAAATTATTAAATCCCAGTTGTAAGAAAATAAGATTCCCGGATTTATCATTCTGTTCCGTGTATTGTAATCCGGTCCCAGTGGCGGTCGCCAGAATGATTCATAGTTAAGGACAACTGCGAGCCTGTGATTGTTTGCGTCTGCTGAGTCTAATTGTACCTTGATTTTTTCTGCTTTTTGTTTGACTGATTCTTTGAGCGGAGCAAATACTTTTACGTTATTTGCTGAGTGAAGTGAATACTGATCTTCCCATATTGAGGAAACAATAACATTTTTTGGACAGAGTATAAGGATTCTTTTTGCGTCAAATGCCGTGCCGTAATCTATTGCTAATTTTGTCTTACCCCCTCCCATTGCTATTGCCAAGTAAAAATTATCGTAGAACTTTGCTTTCTCCCATGCCTTTTCTTGATGTGTCCATGGCTGGGTCTTAGAATTTGGGTAATCCATGCTGTATGACTCCCTCCCTTTTTGAGATAGTATACAATATGTATGGAATTATGTCAAGAATATGATAGATGGATGTTAAAAAAATTGCTATTTTAATAACATCCATCGTTTTGCTCGAATGTGTAAGAAAAAAATTAATAAGGCGTGGAAGGCATTATTATTTTTTTTCGGTCATTCTTATTAGCCTTGCGCAATAAGATCAAATTACATTGAGGATAGAAGTAATTTGATCTGTTCAACTTGATAGTGAAGGACTTAAAATAGAAACGATTCTATTTTAAGTCCTGAAATAAGTTCTCTGAGCTTGCGCAATAAGGCTAGCTTGATATTTCCCTTCATGGGAAATTCAAGCTAGCCTGTTCTTCCCGAAGTTCTAATTGTTAAAAAATTCAGGACGCACCGAGGGAAAAATTTTAATTTTTCCGGAGAGCCGGGATGAATTTTTTAATAATGGTCATAATGATATCGTCATACTTGTTCGGTGTTTCAGCAACGATTTTATCAGCAATAACAAGAATGATGAAGAACCACTGAGCACCATCTAAAATTACACTGAGTTCCATATTATTTTCCTTTATATAGTTATCGGTTTATCATAATCGATATATTCAATAGTGACTTTCTCACCTCTTACAATTGCATCTGCAATGGGTGGGTAGATACGTTTGTATGCCTGACTGGAATGTGGAAGCTTTCCGTCTCCATAAGTATTGCCTGTAACATCGTCACCGACAATCAGGCAACCGGCTGTGTCTTTGTGTGTGTACCCGCAATGAATCAGGATATACTTAAAGTTCGGTACATTCTGAAGCCACAACATTCCCTTGTGAATATCCGGAAACCGTTTTCTGTATCTGGCATCATGCCCACCGACTGTCCGCAAGATAATAATATATGTTCCCGCTGGAATCCGTGTTTCGTTTTTGATCTTTTTTTCACGGAACGGGTCTTCTAATGTCCAGCACAAAAATTTCCGTTCGTCCTTATTGCTGATGTCAAATAAAGCGCCAAGTGTTGTTTTATGCTGACTGCTTAAGCGAAGAACTTGAAGTTTAATCATTGTTATTTTTTATTCGGTCAAGCTTTGCTTCAATGATTCCTAATGTTTTGTCCATTTTGGTAGTTAATTTAACCAATTCGGTCATTGTTTCTTTTCCATCTTCCAAATGTTCATCAATTCTTTTGTGTCGGATATCACATTCTTTTTCAGTTACAAGCTCGCTCATTGTCTTCTCCATTCTATCCGATCTTTTCGAATAATTTTTAAATAAAAATAGGATTAATGTTAAGATTCCGCTTGTAGTTAATACCCCCGTAACGATTACAATTGGTGTGTGGTTCATTGTCTTTCTCCTTCATGTTACTATCGTTATCGGTTGATGAGCTTGAGGTGTGAATTCTACATATGGTTTATATGAACTTTCACTAAACCAACATCCGCAGGCTTTTGAATTATTTTCACCTACACTGGTTTTTTCTATGTCCCAGTCAGACCTGAATAAAAAACAAGTTATTCCAAAAGGAGCTAGGCTTCCATCGGGTATTGAAAATACGTTGGGTGCTGACAAATAAAGGATACTCCAATCGGTAACTTCACCCAAACTGTTTGCGTAACCACCAGCATAACGGGAATAGTCAGCTAATGTGCCTTCAAATTCACCTTGTACGGGGGAAAGATGCGCAGGATCACCATCGTAGGTACCTGCTCCATATATAGAAACTGTAATATCACTAGCCCAATAATTGTCAGATGTATCAAAATAAAAACATGTACGGCTGCATCGTCTATAGTGCGTACTCATTTTATTACTTATTGTATAATCTCTTACTGATCCTGCGTAAAGACTTGAAGTTAATCCTGGAAAGGATGATTCTGTACCTTCTGCAGCTTCGAAAATAGTATTCCATGCAGTTGCTCTTGATGCTTCATGACTTACTGTATAATCATCGGTATCTCCGTAAACTGTTTCTGCATCGAGGTATCTTGCAGACTGCATAATAGTGGAAAGCGGATTTGTTTCTCTTGCGTATTTTATATATTCGTATTTTGTATTTGATATTTTACGGAGTGTATGAGTTATCTGTAATGTATTTTGTTTTTCGTGTAACCGTGTTGGGTCATCACCGGGTTCTAAATATGTTCTGTGATCCATACGGTTTAAATTTTCGTCAAACAATCCGGGTTCAGCTAACTTTAATATACATTTATTTTCAATGTTAAGAATCTTAAATGTATTGTATCCTTCAGGCACAGCATAATTTCCTGTAATTCGGACTTCAGGATAACTGAAAGTTTCTATGAAAGTTTGAAATTTTTCAACGAATTTATCATAGTTACAATTTAAAAAATTGAATGATCCTTTTCCGGTTTCCCATTCAGTTGTCCCTACCATATGAGTTTCTTTAAATATATAATCATATTCAGACACATCGGCTGTACGAAAGAAACAATTTAATGTATGCTCAGTGTCGAGCATTAAATTTCCGATTACCTTACCGTCTAAAAATAGAAGATAAACAGAATCCGGATGATAAGTTTCAGTTTCAGGTAAATTAATTCTGTGTGCTTCTAATTTTTGTTTTCCTTTGGTCACTTCATTTGCAATTGGTTTGAATACTTCATTTACCAATGATTCAATAAACCATGTAACTGATCCTCTGCCACCCGTATTACTTACATAGTGAGTTTCCGGAATGTTTTTAATTTTTATATTGATGCTGTTTCTGCGGTAAACACTCCATGCTAATCCTGTTTTGTGTTCGCTTTTGTATGTTGTGAAATGAGAGGGAATCATGTCTTGATGAATATTTGTTTCTATTTTATGAATTTTTTCCCAATCATCATGCGGTGAAGTTATTAAATCAAAACCAACCTTGCAAATACTTACATCATATCCTTTTTCACTTTTTTTTGAAATTGCCCAGTCATCAAATTTTTTCCAACCAGCCGGATCAACTTTTCCAAAATTTACAAAATTAACTCGCTGTCCTTTTAAGAAAAGTTCATTTTCTAACTGTTTGAATTCATTTTTAAATTTGACATTTTTCAGATCTATTTCGTAGTGTGCTTCCATATTTTTAGTTGCTTCAGGTATTTTAATAAGCTGCCTTGTCCTGCTTTGTGTGCTTTGAATAACAATATCACCGAGGTCTGTGGTTTTATTGTCTACTGTGTCGAGCTTGCTCAAATCATCTACTCTTTGATATCCGTCAATGATGATTTTTTTAAGTGAAAATTCGATTTGTTCTTCACCAGCGTGTTGAGTGGTGTCCGGTCTGAAACCGATAAATTTATCCGGGTCTCCGCTTTTCCTGATACCGACAGACATTATATTTTTATTTCTGAGCTGACAGTCATCAATAAAAAGTCCTGTGAGCTCAGTATGTGTGTTGTCGATTTCCGCTAATGTTCCTTTGTCGAAATAATAAGGAGAAGTCAGAGGATTAAAACACCTCACTTTTTGAGTGTCATCATCAAAGTTAATGAGCTGTTGTGATCTATTGTCTTTTTTCCACGGTTCTTTTGATATGATTTCAGCCATTATGGCATCCTCGCTGTTATGGATACGGACAAACCTTCTGCGTCATTGCCTGAAGGAATTGAATCGATGTCTATGTATATTATATCACCTTTTTCAATGTCATAATTTGAATTATTTATAATATGAGGTGCTGCTGCATCAACACTGCTCCATTCCCCTGCGTCAATGGTAAGAAGTGTTGAGAGTAAATCAACTGGGCTTGTAGCTTTTCTGCGTCTGCGGATTTGAATTTGAACTGTACTTCCTGTTCCTACTACTCCAGTAATGCTGGCAACACAGTCAACAATATTCATGCCATCCATATCTGCCGGGACAACAAAACCGAGTTGCCCATCCCCTGTAGAGAGTGATTGACTGACTGCAAACGGCATAATGTTGAATGATTTTGTACCGTATATGGAAGCTGCGAATTCATCAACTCCCATTGCTCGTGTAGTGTCAACTGCTGCATCTATTTCAGCTGTAGTGGCAAGTTCCAACAGTCCGTCACGGGTAAGGGTTCCTGTTAAACTTTGCAGAGCGAGTGGTGTGACTGCTAGAGCATCACTGGTTCCGGTAGTAACATCCGCACCAGCTGCCCACGGAATTGCTAGAGCCTCAAGAGTATGATCAACAATTTTTACTTCGCTGCCGTTGCTTTCAAGCCTGCAATATAAACAGGCTCCGGTGTCTTGTTTTGCATAAACTTTTACCTGATCGGCAGCGGTAGTCGGTGCGGATTCCTCAATGAATGTCCTTGCGTCTGTGGCAACAACAAGTAAATCCCATGTACTTCCACCGAACACTTTCTCTACAGTTGCCGTAAGATCATAAACAACTGTGCCGGTTTCTCTGGTATAGCTTGATGTTGGAAGATTTGCAGTTGTATAGACGTTTCCTGCCATGACTCTCCATTTGGAATTTCCGTCATCCCATGTATACATATTGCCGTTGTCCGCACAAATGCGAAGTTCTCCATCACATCCGCCTGTACCGATAGCAGCTAAATCCGCCACTACACTTTGAGGAAGTGTGGACCATGATGTTCCGGACAAATCATAAATTTCGAACCGGTTTTCAGTAGCGTTATATCTTACCGCCTTATCCGGGATATTTGCTGGAGTTATACCATTTTGCATTACGCCAAGTGCTTCAAACATTTCAACAATTTCTGTTGCGAAATTTGTATATGTTGAAGTTACGGTTGGTTTATCAAAGTCAGCAGCCATTGTTTTTTTCCTTTATTTTATATTCCTGTTATTACCCATGTAAAATCAGTTTCATAACACGCAACTCCGTCTTCATCAAATATATAGACATCAAAACTGGTGGGATTGGGAGCATCTGTAAAATCAACAACCGCGAACATGGCAGTTGTTCCTATAGGTGTTACCTGAATGGATGATAAATCATAAAATGATTCAGTAAAAGTGATTGTCACGTTTGGTGTGGGAGAACTTGGTGTTGTTCCTGTACCGGATTCTGTTTTTGATACTTGTCCCAAACTTATACTGTGACTTAGAAAGTGTGTAAACCGTTTATTGTCCGATGATGTTAATGCTATTCGTGTTCTTAAAAATTGGAATTCATTAAAATATTCATCAATGCTTGTTTCTTCATTCCATGCGTCATCACCGTATTGTTTTTCAGCAATGTAATTTGTTATGCCTGCTCCGCTGTTATAATCTGTTTTTGATAATGTTGTCTGAACTCTTGCCAGATTAATTTCAACGCCTTCATCTACTGTTTCTTGATAATCTGCGGTAGAAGGAACAGGTTCCGGCATATATGTATAGGTATCATCAATAAAATCCTGCAATGTAGTATTGGAGTTATTTACAAAATGTTCTGTCCATGTTTCATCAGTATCTATTGGAGCAACCATTGTTCCATCAGGTAAGATAAAACAATTTGTCATAATATCTTCGGTACAGCTAAGTGTATCGAGATATATTGCAAGTGTGTCTGTATCTGGTGCTGTTACTTTTATATAAAATATTCGGTCTGCATCATCATTCGGGAGTTCTCCGGATAATTCAATCCATGAATCGGTTGTAGTTGTGGAATCAAGTTCTGTATCATTAGCATCGGAATCTCTATAATACAACTGGACATTGGTTATCCCCTGTCCGGATGGAATATATACTCTGGTACTGATATTATAAACGTGTCCTTCTAAAAGCCCACAATCAGACCCGTCTGGAAAATACAATTCCATGGTGGTAGATGTGGCGTTACCAAGCATTTTTAATCCATACGTTCCGGCGTGTTTTTGTGTGGTACTTTGTGACAAAACACAATTTACAGCTGTCAAAGATATGCTGTTCATAGTAGGTACGTCAGATTCTATATCTCCGTTGGTTACCTTTTCATCACCGACTGTACCTTGATCAAAATCTAAACTCCAACTGTTTACAAGAACGAAATTTCCCGGATCATCAACTTCAACTGCTATTTCTGCGGGAACTCCGTAATTACCCCCAATGTCTTTTGCTGCGATCCGGTATGTGTAATTACTACCAACTGTTTCAAGGAGATTGCTGAATGTACTATCCACTGTGCCAATAACGGGATCACTCGCCCAACTGACTGTGGCAGAAGTCAGACATCCCCTGATTTCATATTCAGATATGGGGTATGTTCCTGCTGCTGGGGCATTCCAGTTAAGTAATACATTACTACTGATTACCGTAGAGTCTAAATTTTCCGGTGCAGATGCCTGTACAACTGTGAAGGGAGTGGTCGCCCATGATGAAGTTTGTCCGTAGACATCTCTTGACCTTACCTTGAAAGTATATGAACCGACTGCGGGTAATGATCCATAAAGAAAATTATTTCCGGCGTATCCTTGAGTAATAACAGTATCATCAATATTTATGTCATACGAAAAAATATGAACATCACCGATGAGTGACCATGACAGCCGGATACCAATTTCCGTTTCACTGTACGTTGCTGCTAAATTATCCGGAGCTTCTACATCTTGTGGAATATTGGTATATTCAAGCTCTACATATTCAGTATCTCCGGGATCGTTTGTTGCTGATACAGTAAATTGATATGTTGTACCGATGTCTAAACCGTCTGTTTTGCTCCAAAAATTTTCAGTAACAACGCCAGCAAAATTCCATTCAGCATGAGGATATGCTCTCCACCATACATTATATCTGAGAGCTGTTCCTGTCCATGTAACCATGATACCGCTTGTACCAGCGTCTGTGGGTGACCAGAATTCATAACAAGCTAAATTGTATACCAGAGATTCTGTGCTTGGGGGAGTCCATTCTGTAATACTGATACTGTCATCGTATATGGCATCTATGTATTCGATTGCTTTTAATTTACGGCTAAGTTCATTACCTCTCGTGATGTCTACTAACCTGAATTCTTTTGCAACACCCTGCACGGACCCGAAAGCAAATAATCCCGGAGCCACTGGAACGGTTGTCCAGTCATTTTCAATAGGAACTGGGGTTTCTGCCGGAAATGTCATGTCTTCCATTACAGTCGCTGTTGCCTGAGTTTCTAAAACATCTGTTGCTTGGTGACGGACAATTATCTGATTTGAAACGCCATCTTTAAGTTCAATATCTTTATCGACTGTCACTTGTGCCGGAATAATAATTGAAAGATCATCAACGTAAACAGAGAGCGTGTCTATATCTGAAGGGTGTGCCATGCGGATTTCAAAAGTTCTCTGTCCTGTTCCTGCTTCAAAGTGCATATAGCCGTATAGATTTACCCACGTATCTGTTTGGTCTGTTTCTGTCAATGTGTAAATATTACTGTCTGTATCCCTGTATCTTAAATAAACACCCGTAATTCCTTGACCGGATGGAATGTATACCCATGTAGATAATTTATAAAGTTTTCCTTCGGTGAGTGATGGATCATCAAAATAGGCATATGCAGATGAAGCAGTTGCATTACCGAGTATTCTCATGGAATATGTTCCTGCGTGTGCTTGTGTGGCACTTTGACTGAGAGCGCAACTTGATCCCGTGAAACTTGTAGCTCCTAATGTGGGTATGGCAACTTCACAATCAGGATTTGTGAGAAGTTCTGTATCATCTTCTGCACATCCGTCAGCATATATCCGACTGGATATGCCCCACTGAGGGACATCATGAGAGAATAAGAACACATCCCCAACCTGACAGGCAATAGAATCAACGTCCGCTTGAAATTCAATTGTTCTTTCAATATATTTATTACAGTTTAACGCAAATTTTGCGTGTCGTAAAGCAAGTTGTCTGTCAATACAGCCATATAAAACTGCACTTGTTTTTACCGGAATAATAGCTTCACCGGTATTAAATTCTTCTGTTCTGAGTTCAATTGTCTGACGGGTATAATCCAGCTCTTTATCAAAATATGTGACTTCTACACAATTTGCTCTGTCCTGCTGATTTAAAAAAGTTTCTTTAAAACTTTCTGAAATTATATTTCCCATTGAAAACATTTGTACCGGTTCTCCAATACCTTCATAAATGCAGGAAAAATTTGACCCTTTTTGTACGACTTTTCCCCTGCCAACTTGTTCAATGGGTTCCATTGATCTGGGTAACGTACCGACAGTATCTATGTACATATTACAGGAGAAGCCTTCATCATCACACCATTGTGCCCATGCTTTAAAATCTGCAAATATCATTTGTGTATAATCAACACCGGTTCCGTAAACATCATCTACAAGCATATCATAACAAATCCATGCGGGGTTTGTAGCGTCTTTTGTTGTCCATCCTTCAGTTGTTCCATCTTCACGGCATGAAAAATTATCGATATAAATATATAATGTATCTGTGTCTGTTGCAGCAAATTCTACCCAGAGAACTCTCTGAACGTCATCATCGGTAAATGATCCGGTTAACGTAATCCATTCATCTTCGGTTGGGGTAGTGTCACTATCAAGTGTAGTGTCAGACCCGGCATTATTTTTTGATTTTAGATAAACACCTGTGATTCCCTGTCCGGATGGAATGTATACTTGAACGGAAACATCATAGTCTTCCGTAGCTGTGAGTCCACAATCACTTCCATCAGCAAAATACACCCCTGCTTCTGTGGCTGTGGCATTGCCAAGAACTTTTAAACACCCACCATGAATGACATCATCATCAATTAAATGTGTGACAACAGAATCCAGTGGTGTCAAATCTTCACTGTTCATTGTGGGTTCGTCTAATCTGCAGTTACCGTCAGTGACCATTTGCTTATCATCGGGATCATATACAGGAACAGTGTTTCGTGAAGCGAGTAAAGATAATCTCGGCATTCCGCCTGAAATTTGGTCTGTTGCCATTGCTTTTAAAGCGCACAAAGAAAGTCCGGGATATCCGAAATCGTCATAAATGATTTCTTCTACATATTCCCATTGGCAATCTTTAAGACATCTAGTACTGATACTTGGTCGTTTATTATAACGGACTCTTATATCATATTTACTTGGTGTAAGATCGTCTATTCTAAACATGATACGTTTTGGTTCAGTGACTTTATCTGTTATTTCAACAACTCCGCCGGAAAAATCATCTCCTGTCCAGTCTGTCCATGATTCTGAGGATGTTAGTTTGTATTGAATTCTGACGTCAACTGTAAAATTAGTTGGGTTTCCATCATTATTAAATCTGGTAAGTCCTCGAGGAAAAACGAGAGCAACAATTAATCCTTGGACAACATTTCCATTTGTTTGTGTTTGTGACCATTCTCCCGGATTATTTTCATCCCCGCCCTCTTTATCAATAGTCATTCCAACAGGTTTGATGGAATAAGTATCCATAAAATAACTTATCGTAGTTTGTCCAAGCGTACCATATCGGTATTCAACGCTTACTTCTTCGTAATTTTCTATTGGATTATCATTAATTCTTAAATTTGATATTGTATCAACAGCATGATCCGCAACGAGCATCAGAATAGATAAATATTGTTTTCCCTCTCCTTCAGCTGTGATATGGCGGGCAATAAAATACGGCATGATTCTTACAGTACCGTATAAAACAGGAAGTGGCTTTCCTTCTCTGGCTGTATTGCCTCTTGCATCCCATGAATATGTAGCAGACTGATCTTCAACAGAACTACCGCCACCACCTGGAGGTAAGATCGGGTCATCTTTCCAGACAATACTTATAACCGTATTGATAAGTGTTGCAGCTGCGAGAACGTAAACTGCCCAATCATAGAGATAAGTAGCAGCTAGTACAATAGCCACAACATAAAGAACAATTTGTAGTATTAATTTCCAGATGTTTTTGCCACCTTCACCACTGCCATGAGGTATAAGACAGATAGCAATATAATCTCCGGATTCAATACGTGTAGTCTCCTGACTTTCTTTTGAAATTCTATACCCGTTAACGGCCGCTTCTAAATCCCACATTTTATTATTAATGACAGGAAAAATCTCATTAACGTACTCTTTTATGCCGACTCCGTTCTTTACAGGAACCATTTTAACTGTCCGGTAATTTGCATCATGAAATTTAAAAGGATTTTTTACACCAACAATAAGAACATTACCGGGGTCTAATTCGTAAGGTGGCTGCTCAGCAATTTCAGGTATTAAAACAGTATGACGTTGTATGTTATCCTGTGTATTCATAAAATCCTTCTATTTTGTTTTTGAAAAACATATGAGATAAAGGTGCTACCGATGAATTTCTTCCGGATAATGTGTGAATAAATGTATCATTGCCTATATAGACTCCCAGATGATTTAATACCTTTGGTCCGGCATCAGAAATCCCCATTGTGATCAATACTGGTGCGTATGGTTTTTTGACTTTATTCCATTGATACTTATAATCCTCAACTGTCTGACCGATTTTGTCAGGAGAAAAATTGACAGATTCAATTGCATGACACGCTACATTATAATCCGGAATATCTACACCGAATATTTCAAATGTTTTTAAAACAAGTCCCCAGCAATCAATCCCTGTTGTTGTTCTGCCACCATCAACAAAGGGAATACCTATCAGACCACCTGTTTGCCAGGATTCTCGTATTTTTTTATATGTTTGATATTTGTTCATTATATATTTATCCCTGTGGCGCTTACTCCGGGACATCCGCCAAATCGAAGTGAATTGCCGAGTTCTCTGCATCTGGCAAGTGTCCTGTCACATTCAGTTTCTCCACCGGTGTACTGACAACGTGTGCCTTTAAAATATTTATAGTTACAAAATGTAGCCAAGACCCTGTTTCGTGGAAACCGTTTTTTGAATGGACTTGGAACACCCAATATAAAAGAAGCCCATTTTTCATCAAATGAAGCTCCTACTACTTCAAACGGTATGTCAATTTCAGGAGTTGCCTCATCTAGATTTTCTGAATGAACAGCCATGATTCTTACGTTTGAACCGACACCGCCTTTTTCATCTTCTACCTGAGTTTGAATGACACGGGTAATATTAGATACGCGAACTGTGAGTTGTGGAATTGTTCCTTTTGCACTTTCACCAATGTCATCTATTTCAAATGGAAACGCATACCATGTTTCACTGTTCCATGTAATGTCTTCATTATTTGTGCATACCCGTATATATGTTGAAGTAACTGGAGAAATAATTTCAAGAAGCAGAATCCATGCACCATCTGAACTTAATTTATTTTTTTCACCTATGGCAAATGAACTTAATGGTAACATAATTAATCTTCCTCTAAAATAAGTCCGTTCATTGAGTATGCCTGTTCACCACCACGCCATCCTATCCATTTGGCTTTTGGAAGTTCGTCTTTTTCAAACCGCACAGTTATAGACTCGGATGATATGGAATGCGTCCAGTCAAATGTAGTTCCTATGTTCGCCACAAAGAAAGCTGTGAGAGAATCAAGGTCATCTTGATCCAGTGCTTTCCATCCCAGAGTGAATTTTCGTCTCGCACGGGTTTCTTTGGGTCTGGATAATGGTGTTCCGTCTTCAAATTTTCGTTTGATGTGCCCTTTTCTTATACTTTCTTCAAGACTGGACGGTAATGAAATTGTCGGGAAAGTTGCCATGATTTATTCCTTTATTTTGTTCCAAGTATATCTCTTAGACCACCTTCATTTCTGGCATAAGCGTCAAGCCATATAGTCACTATATATTCTTTACCGTTAAACTCAGACTCTGTAGTTGCTTCGGTATCTTTATCTGTGTTGTTATATATATTTACCGTAACAGGTGGAACAATTGTCTGTGCTGCTGTTCCTTCTGCCGTTACTCCCAACCGACCTTGGCTATCACGTTTTAACGGCATGATTGCTTCTGCCCCGGCTTCGCCCATCATGCCGATACCGCCAGCAAATCTGAAATATTTCTTTGAATTAACAATTCCGCCTCTCGCATGACTGACAGTTTGATCAGTCGGGTATGCAGAAGACCCGCTGGTAGCATCAAACCCACCACTGAAAGTCCCGCCTTTTGATCCACCCCACATATCTATTGCTTTCTGGATAGCGAGCATAATAAGCATTTTAATTATGATTTTTGAAATTTCATTAATTATGCTTTGCGCCATGCTTTTCCAGTCTTTTTTAGCTCCTGAAGCAAAGTCTGTGATTGCGTTACCCAACGTATTGAGCATACCTGTTGTACTGTTTTGTACTATTTGTCCCGCATTGAGTCCGGTTTCCATCCATGTATTCCATCCGGCTTTCATTCCATCTAACCAGTTCCTTGAGTTTTCTAATTGTTCTTTTCCAAGCTGTTTTTTTCTTGCTTCCATTGCTGCTGTAAGAGCCATAGATTCGCCGTACATTATTTTTAATTTTTCAAATTCAAGATCAATCTGCTGCAATTTCCATTCATAATACCCTTCCGCTTTCCATTGAAGCTCGTCATAAAAGATTTTTTCTGCTTCATGTTTTTTCATCTTTGCTTCATGCGCTTCCAGATTTAATTGCTTCATTCTTTCGGTGGTGGCAATGGCAACTAATACTGCATCTGCACCGGCATTTCTTTCTGCTTTTGCTGTTCTTTGTATTTCAGCTATTTTAAAATTGTAATAGCCGGCTGCTTTGCTTTTGAGTTCGTCATATAATTTTTTTTGTACTGCACGTTGTTTAACTGGGTCAAATTTAGGCTTGTAATCACCATAAAAATCTTCAAGTCCTCTTGTATCTTGTTTCATTGGAGCTTTTTGCGGACCTATGTTTATTTTATCTATTAAATCAGATGGATTAATACCAAACCATCCAGTAACACTGAAGTATTTATGATATTTTTCCATAAGTGTTCCGACATTTTCAAGATGAGCAATGAATCTCTCCCATAAACTCATTTTACGCATTTCAATAACTCTATCAATTGCACTAGCCATCTCATCAAAAAAACCTACCATCCTTTTTTTATTGGCTTCGCCTAATACTATTAATAATTCTTTGAGCGATCCTCCAAGGCTTGCAAGGCTTGTTTCCATTTCACCCATTGTAGATTCTTTCCATGCTAATTCTTCTTGGAGCATTTTCATGGCTTCAGCAGCAGAGTAACCTTTCATTTCTAATTCCGTTAAACGGTTAAACACTTCATCAGCGCCCATAAAACCTGATTGTCCTATTGACCTTGCGTATTCTGTCATATTATTCATTTCTATATTGGTTAACCCTAGCGTTGCATTTGCTTTTTCAGCAGCGGATTCCATTTGAACAATCACTGTTATCATAGCTTTTATGGCACGAACAATATTTTGAAATACAAAAAGTGAAGCAGCAATACCTGACATAATGATAGAAAACCTGGCAAATCTTGAATTCATAAAGCTGACTCGTTCGCTAGTTTCTCCTGCTGCTTTACCGGTATCCCTAATACTTTTAGATACAGACCTTCCATAACCGCGTTTATCACCTTTTACCGGGTCCCATTCGCGGTTTTCTCCAGGAATTACTTGATTCTCACGAAAACGCCGCATCCTTTCTTCATATAATCTGTCGCTTGCTTCTTTTTCTGCCTGAGTCATTTCGACTCCATGCACTCCACCACGTTTACCGGTTTTTGGGCTTACTCCGGAAGTAACACCAGCAGATTTATATCCTACACTTGACAAAAACGCAGCGTTTGCAGACATTTGAGCAGTCTCTGCATTCATGGCAGTAGTATTGGTTCCTCTTGCTCTTGCTTCCGCATATTTTAGCTTGATATATGCTTTAAGACTTTGTCCTGAAATTATCTGCTGCATTCTTTCTTTTTCGTCAGCTCTGGCTTTATCCGCAGCCCATTTCTTTCTATTGCGTTCATAAGCCCTGAAAGTATTGGTTCTTTCTTTTACATCTTTTTTAACTGCAGTAGTGACTTCCTTGCTCGTTTGTTTGGTTTTTTTCTGAGCAGCAACTGATTTTTTATTGTCATAGACTGTCTCAATTCTAAATTTCATGGCATCAACACTTTATGTTTTAGGTTTATCTTTTAATTTCACTTTAGGTTTTTCCTTTTTATTCACTAATTCAACGAAAACAGAATCTATGAATTGAATCCATTTAATATATGTGGCTCGTTCGTATCGAAGTATTTCATTTTCGTTTAAATAAGCTACAATTTCACTGTAAAAAATATGACCTATGCCGAATCCGGTATTCCTACATGATATGAGAGCCCTAAAAGCTTCCCAATATGGTAGTAAATCGTGAAAAATTTCAGGCTCTTTATCAAGGATGGGCACTTTTTGCCCATCCAATTCAAGCTGTACGAACCAGTTATAATTGTCTTGGATAGACAGCCACCATTCCAAGACATCCCTTAGTTTTTTTCCGATTCCTCATCTTGACTTTTCTTGAATAGATTCAACGCATTGGATAGATCAAGAATCTGTTCCCTGAAATCCGGATATGCGTCAAATAATCTTTTTGCTTCCTGCGGTGAATATACGAGTTCTTTTTCACCTTCATACATACCTTTCCAACCAAGAAGAATATGCTGAGAAGCAGCCTGAGATACACAACTCTCATAGATATCATCTGAAAGTGTGTTTCTCCTCATGGCTTGTCTGTGAGGTTTCAGAAGATTTGTTAATTTCTGTTGAAAATTCTTGTTTCCAAACCTTGCTATAAGAACTTCACATCCTTCACCGATGTCTTCCCAGACACCTTCGACTTCTTTAACCTTATCTGTTTCAAAAGTTTCTTTAATGTCCATTGTATATATCTCCCCGTTTTTAAGTAGAGCCCCGTATTATGCTTAGGGCAGGGCAACGAAAAATGATACGGGGCGAACCACTTTTCGTTGACAGCATCCCTGCCCAGGATTAATTATAATGACGCTGGTATTCTGTCTATCTGAATCATGCAATCCGTTGTAGAATCTCTCATGGCTCTCCATGTAATGTTTTCCACAACATCTGCGTCCTGCCCTTCAGCGTTTGGCTGATCAGTTTCAAACTTAATGTTCGGAAGTGTGAAAACATATATATTTCCGGCAGTATCTGTAAGCCTGAAAGTCAGTGAAGTCGCTGTGTTCGCAAGATACTTATCATACAGACTGTCATCAGCGAACATGACGTTAAGCGTTCCGGTAATATCACACTTGCCAACTCCGATATCCGCTGCTCCGAGTGTGCCGACAGCAGGGATACCTCTAACATTATTTTCTAATGATATGGATACTTCCTGAATCATTAATGAAAGAGCTGCACCGCCTTCCTCGATGGTTCCCACATTGGACAGTGCATCAAATATTTCCGTAGTTGTTGCATCGGTGGGTTCGCCCGTGCCTATTGTTGCTTGAGCAAGAGCTGCGCTTTTTCCAGTAAACTCGAATGATCCGGTAACGGCAGCGTTTGCAGCAACAGTAAGTTCAAGAGAGCTTACAACCATTCCGAGGAACCCAAAGAATTCTGTAATGTCTGCGTGCTTTCTTTCAACGGAATAGCTGATCTCAGTCGTTCCATTTCTAAGATATGCGCCGTTTATAAGTCCGTTTGTCGGAGCGGATTCATCAACAAGTGTGGAATCTACGGTTATGACTAAAGCACTGACGGCAGTTACTTTCTTAAGACCGTTGTTTTCAGAATTGCTCCATCCACTGAACATGAGCCATTGACCAACAACGATACCGTCTACCACAAAACCTTCAATCGCGGCTGAAGTGTACGTACTCCCTGACTGAGCAACCGCAACATCACTTGTATCCAGATCGATTGTACTTGACCAATTGTTCCATAAAGCGCCTTCGAATAAATCATCGAATGTGCCGTATGAAAGTTCAATATTAATCCCGCCGTTACATTCCGCACCGGTTTGAACGAGATCTGTTACCTGACGATCATCTCTGATTTCACCTGAAACCATATGATCAATTACAAACCCAAGGGACTCGCCTGTGATCCTCAATTCCTGAAGCGCACTTGCAGGCGTTGTCCCCCACGTAACTTCTTCTAAAATATAAATCCCTGTTCTATTGGTATCTGACATTTTACGCCTCCTTGGTTAACATTGTCTTTCTAAAATTAAACAGCCGTTCCGTTTATCTCAGCGATATCTGCTTTCGCCGTTCCATTTATTTCGGCTATATCTGCCTGACCTGTTGAATTTACTTCTGCTATATTCGACCATCCTGCTCCTGCTTCCACAAATTCCCATGCTCCGATTGTACAGGTAGTACCACTTCTGGTATTTCCCATGATATCGTCTGTGGGAACGTTCGAATCACTGCTTGGTCCGATTCCCGCATCTGGCAAATCTTGATCTAATGGAGTAACATCATAAGTAGTATAATCTTCAAAATTGGCATTCCAATCTGTTGCTTCCAAATCCCAATCAACTTCATTGGTTCCATCTCCATCGTCAGAAGCATTATGCGTAAGTTCATCAGCAGAACCTACGCCATAAAAATCATCAGTGTTATTGAAACAAGCATTATTACGAACATACTGAGCTGCATTAGCAGAACTGAAATTTTTTATTCCATGACGATTATTATAGCACGTATTATTATAAACATATATATATGGATCATCTACACCCATTGATATTCCCTGACAATTACCCCCCAACCACCCGAAACAAATATTATTATAGGCATAATATGTGCCAGGTTCTACCATAGTAATTCCACTGTCATAAGCACCTGACGCACCATATTCACTGTAACATATACAATTTTTTGTTGTACCAACAGAAGTAGAATCCCAACTATACCATGTAATACAAGACTTATTATTATTCATGTGGCATTGCAGACCATCAATAATCATAGTATTGTTTGCAGTACCATCATTTACCTTAATATTATACTCATTACCTGATTCGGAAATTAAAAAAGCATTTGTTTTATCTCCGTATATTCCATTGTGCCGTGCTGCGTTATCTCCATCAGGCAATGTTATCGGGCATTCAAGAACCAAGTCCAATGCGTTCCATCCTGCAATAGTTACATTCGTAGTATCAGGAGTTGCCCACGGACCGATGATAACACCATATTCCGTATCGCCTGAAGAACTTGCCCCATCTCTTGCTGTGTCCCACGCCTGAATAGTGGTATATCTTCGGGTGGAATATTTAGTATCACGATTAGCTTGAGACAATTCGCCTGCCCATGAAACAGTTCCGTCCCAGTAGTCATCATCTAAAATTATAGCAGAATATACATCAGCCATGCGGTGTTAAACTCCTCGTATCTGTTGTTATAACTTCTGGTGTATCAACAAAATCCTTAGTAATTTTTACAAACGCTTCATCTTTTTCAACACTTGTTCTTGCCTGTTCAATTATATCTTTTTCCCCTTGCGTTAAAGATGCCAATGAATAAGGATGTTTTTTCGTTTCATAAAAATACCACCGACCGTTTACTTCATACACTTCTTTTACTTTTCCGAAATATTCTTGCGGTACACCATCAATTAATCTTGTTGCTGGTTTCCACGACCATTCACCTGTATCTGGATGTAAGAAGACTCTTTCCGTATGCGGACGGGTAGCTTCTATTTTTTCTTTTATTTCTATTCGGGTTCCCGGTACAAATTTGACATTAAATACTTTTAATTCTTCTTCAGAGAATTTATGCTTATCATCAAACACACCAATAATATCATCAACCATATCAAATGGCGGGTGATATGTTTCTGTGGATACCAATAATAATTGTGCCATAATTTTTCCTTTTAAGCTGCCTGTACAAATGTTAATGACGGTTTGAAATACATGATATCTGCTGACACCGCCCATCCAAGTATTTGTTGTTGGTCTCCGGTTCCTGTTGGTTTTGTTTGTGTTAGTGTATTTCCAGTCGTCCCTGTCGTACTAAGCCAGATCAATCCGCTTTCACCGGGGCCGACCGTCCAGTTCCAAGTATCATCCCGAACATAGCCTTCAATTAACCATTCTCCGCTTGAGGCAGCGGATATTGCTTCAAGAGCCATGTACAATCCCGGACAGGTTGTGGGACCGTCTGCATCTCCGAACTCCAAATCCCCGTCCGCTGCCATGTAGCAGACATCTCCAACTGCGACAGCTCCTGCATTGCCGTTTGTGTGAACTGCCTTTTTACCGGACGCTGTATGATCTGTATCCGGTGACGAATCCAGTAAAATTTCATAGTCCGTTAAATCCAGATCTCCGGCAAGCTGCGGAGAACTATCATCAATAAGGTCTGTTAAATACCCGAGCTGAGTTTTCATTTCACCATCGGATCGTGATTCCAATCCATTTGCTGTGAACCTTGCTATTTCTGTGTTTGTTGCATCAGCACTGTCTACTGTTACTAAATGATTGTCTGCTATACCATGTTGTATTTGATGAGCATGATCCGCTCTTGCTAATGAATGCGAAGAACCTTCGGCAGATGCTTGGACTGATGCTAATTCAGACGGTGCTGCCGTGTCTAATGCGTCACCACCATCTTCGGGATCGTGTGAATCTTTATGTGCTTGAGGAGCATTATCACCGGTTACGTCAGCTCCTGATGTCACACTTATATCTGACAATAACTCAGCGACCGATCTTCCTTCCAAACCACTTGCAGTAAGTCTTGCGTAATCTGTTGCTTCAGCATCAGTATCGTCCATAGTTACTAAATGATTATCAGCAATACTATGTTGGATCTGATGTTGATGATCTGCCCGTGCCAGAGAGTGTGAAGTTCCAATAGCTGAAGCCTGAACAAGCGCCAACTCCGATGGCGCTGCCGTATCAAGCGCATCACCTCCGTCTTCCGGATCATGGCTGTCTTTATGAGCTTGCGGAGCATTATCTCCCGTAACGTCTGCTCCGCTTGTTACGCTTATATCTGATAACAATTCCGCAATTGATCTTCCTTCTAATCCACTGGCTGTGAATTTTGCAAAGTCACCGCTTTCGGCATCAGCGTCATCTATTGTCATTATAGCATTGTCGGCAATACTGTGTTGAATCCTATGAGCATGATCCGCTCTTGAAAAAGAATGAGAAGTACCGATTGCAGCAGCCTGAATTCCATCAAGATTGCCAGCAATTGCCGTATCTAACGGATCACTTCCATTTTCCGGATCATGATCATCTTTATGTGCTCCACCACTACCCGGATCTGCCCATGTCCCGTCATCTCTTAAAAAGTTTCCAACATCCGTGCCTTTTGGAACGAGTCCGTGGAGAGTCGTAGAAAAATCAAGGTCTGTATTATCTTCTGGTACTTGAAGATTATCCAATCTAATTTGATCTCCACCACCGGATTGATGGGAAGCGTTATGAGCTTGTGGAGCGTTGCTACCGGTTACATCAGCTCCGGCATCAATTCCATCAAGCTTGCCTCCGTCTGTACTCACACTTCTTCCATCTACATTTCCCGATACAACTATATTTTCAACATCGAGATCTCCATCTACATTTATATCCCCTGTATCGGATATGGTTGGAGCGTTGCTTGTGTAATCCTGCAGTAATTTTCCTGTTACTCCACTGAATCTGGCTATTGCATTATCAATAGAAGCACCGGGACCAACAACATCTCCGCTTCCTCCCGGAGTATCCCATACCAATTCACCCGGATCATCATCCCATTTTAAATACTGATCTGAACCCGGATCAGCGGGAAAGACAGTATCCCCACCGCTTACCGCATGGCTGGCTTCATGAGCTTGAGGAGCATTGCTACCAGTAACATCTGCACCGTCATCCACATTAAGATCTCCTCTGACTTCAGAATAGCTCCGGCCTTCCAAACCGCTGGCTGTAAATCTTGCATAGTCCAAAGTTGCTGCGTCTGTATCGTCTACTTCTAACAAATTATCATCAGCAATACCAATCGCCTGCTCTGCAAGAACATCTGTTCCAATAACAAGTCCAAGGTCAGAACGAACTTCTGAGTAATCCCTGCCTTCCAAACCACTTGCAGTAAATCTGGCAAAATCGTTATCCGCAGCATCAGCGTCATCTACTTTTAAGTTATTACCATTTGCTATTCCTGCTGTTAATCCAAGCTCTGATAACAATGTTGCGTCATTAATTCCATCCAACCCTCCGCCCATAGTCCATCGTGGCCACTCATCTTCAAAAATAGTACTACCTTTATTAATAACTACTAAATGACCGTCACCGGGTCCAAGTTGAATTTGGTGTTGATGATCTGCTCTTGCGAAGCTATGTGAACTTCCTTCTCCGGACGCTTGAACTCCAGCAAGTTCAGCAGGTGCAGCAGTATCCAATGAGTCACCACCGTCTTCTGGATCATGTGAATCTTTATGAGCTTGAGGAGCGTTACTACCTGTTACATCAGCTCCGGCATCGATTCCATCGAGCTTGCTTCCATCGACTGAAACATCTCTACCGTCTATTGTCATTGTATGAGCATCAGTACTATGCACAGTGTTTTCAACATTATCTAAAGACAAATCGCTTTTTACTTCTGAATAATCCCTGCCTTCCAAACCATTTTCAGTAAATTTAGCGTAATCATTATCGGCAGCATCAGCATCATCCACTTCCAAAAGATTGTCATCCGCAATACCAATTACTTGCTCTGCAAGAATGTCTGTTCCGATAACAAGCCCAAGGTCAGTACGAACTTCTGAGTAATCTCTACCTTCCAAACCGTTTGCAGTAAATCTGGCAAAATCATTATCCGCAGCATCTGCATCATCTACTTCTAATAGATTATTATCGGCAATACCAATTGTCTGTTCTGCCAACACATCCGTTCCAATTTCTAAGCTTAAATCAGCCCTTACTTCAGCGTAACTCCTTCCCTCAATGGTATCTTCATCTGTGAACCGTGCAAAATCAAGAGCCACGGGAGTTCCGCTTGTGTCTACAGTTCCGCTTCCGGCAGGAGCAGCCCATGCCCCATCATCTCTTAGAAAGTTACCAACATCTGTTCCTTTAGGAACGAGCCCATGCAAAGATGTTGAAAAATCTAAATCCGTATTATCATCTGGAATTCCAAGATCATCCAGCTTGATTTCATCGCCCCCACTGGCTTCATGAGAAGTACTATGAGCCTGCGGAGCGTTATCACCGGTAACATCTGCTCCGGTCGCAATACCAGTCAATTTCGACTGCTCTGCTGCGGTAAAAGGAGTTGCCAGTGTAATATTAACTTCTGTATCGGGACTTTCAGATACGTCAAAATGATCACCGTCAAAATCAAAAGTTTC